CACTAATAATTTGTAAAGATTTATCTAAACCTTGACCATAACCATAGTGACGTTTAAACTCCTCTATGTTATCTACACCTTTTGACAACAAATTATTACCTAATTCTTCTTTATGTTTTTTAATTTGATTTTTTATTGCTTGAAGTAGTTTTTCCATTTACTGCTTTTTCAAACCTTTCTATTATCTCTGAAAATTTTAAGTTTAATTCTTTTGCAACAATTGCAAAAAGTCTTGGCTTAACTTTTTTAATTGATAATTTTTGATTTTCTAAAAATTTTTTAGCTTGTCTTATTTCTTCAGCTTTAACGCCCATATTATTTATCACGTTTTGCAATTCGAGAAGCAGCTTCTACTATTTTAGCTTTCACTTCAGCATCTTTTCTAGTTTGTTGTCTCTCATTAGTTTTAACACCTTCTTCAAATCTTGCTTTACGAATATTTAATTCTTCATTTTTCAATTGTAAGTTAGCCATTTTCTCTTGCATATTCATTTGCATTTCTTGTTGTTCTGGACTTGGTGGCATACTTCCCATTAAACCTTGTGCTGCTTGTGCTGCTGCAACTGCAATTCTATTTTCTTGTTCTATTGGAAGTGATTTTGCTTCTTTATCATTAAATTCTTGATTAAATTGACCACTTGATACTGGAGTTCCTTCTTCAATTTGAGCTTGCATTTGTTGTTGATATAAAAACGCCATATGTTGACCCATATGTGCTAACATTTGACCATATAAAACTTGTTTAGCTTCAGGTGTTCCACCAAATCGTGGATCATTTATAAATTGTTGATGCACTATAAGGTGGGCTTGATGATCTTGTTCTTCAAAAACTTGTATAGGTTTACCATTTAATACTGCCATATTTTCAGAAACTGGATCTCTACGAGGTGTTTCTTTTTCATCTATAAGTAAATTCTCTATATCAGGTACATTTAATGATTTTAAAAATCTTTTATAAGCTTGTTTTACATCAATAATTTGTGGAGCTTGTTGTGCTAATTGAAGTCCAGTTTGTGCTAAAGCTATTCTTTGAGCAGAAGATGAAATATTAGGATCAGATACAGGTACTACATTAATCGCTTGATCAAAATCTTTTCTTCTTACAGTTTTTTTCTCACCAATTGTTTCGTAAGGATATTCGTCATCTAAATATTCTCCATTTAATTCATAAATTAATTTAAATTCTCTACCTTGAGCTTGATGTAATCTTTTATGTATAGCTGAAAATACTTTAGAACCTTGTTCTATAAGAGCAATTGTAGTTCCAACTGGACCAGAACCTGCGGATTGACCTACCATCGCATCAGCAATTGATGCAAATCGTCTACCTGATTCTGTCATTACTCCTAAAAGTTGAAGTAAAGTAGGAGAAGGTTCTTTAAATGGAAGTGGTATAAATGATTTTCTTAAATCATCTCCATAAGCTTCTACTTCTACCCATTCTCCTGGTGATATAGTTAAATCTCCACCTTCAATTCTTGCTCCTTTAGCTCTAAAGCCGCCATTTAAATTCGCAAATGCTGCTGAGTCAAGTAAAGCTCTTAAAGCTCCTGTGCTTGCATGCTGTAGTCCGCCGATCATTTGTATTAAACCAAATCCATAAAATCCTAATCCTGGTAAATATTTATAATGAATAAAATAAGTTCTTTTACGTTTTAATTGATCATCTTCTTTCCAGTTACGTCTAATTGATAAAATGATTTCCATATCATAATCAATTGTAACGATATAAGGTAAAGCAATTTCATTTTCATCTTCTCCTAAATCTAAATCTACATGCATTTCTAAAATTGTATGTAATCTATCGGCAGATGATGGAGACATTCCTTCTAATCTTTGAAGTGTTTGTTGTATTTGATCGTCTACATTTGTATCTGATTGAGTTTTAGTTAATGCTATATCTCTATAAAATCCTATAACTTGATATTTTCTAATTTCGTTTACAGATAATTTCATTACCTGAGTATATCTTTCTGAAGTTTGTAAATCTGTATTTTGATATGATATTACAAAATCTTCAGCTGGTACAAATTTTGCACAAATTCTATCTAACGTATCATCGAAGTATATTTTTTTAAAAGCTGAACCAGATAATGATAAATAAAATAACATTTGATCTAATTCATTAAAGTAATCTGGTATTTGTGTAGTAAGTTGATAATTCATAAAATCTTCAACTCGTGCAGCTTGATCTATTTTTTTATCTGTGGGTTTTCCCATTATTTGAGTTTTAACAGGTCCTCCTGCTGGAAATAATTCAGAAATAGCTCTAGCTTGAAATTGTGTGGCTGCTTCTGCAAGTAATGGATGATGTACTCCAGAAGCACCAGGAAATGGATCGTTTCTATCTTCAACAATTACACCTAACATCTTTAGACCTTTAGAGTATTGGTCTTCCCATTCTTTTCTTGAAGACTTATCATCTTCATAAGCAGTGATTAATTGTTTTCCTATTCTTGAAATTTTAAAACTATCTAAAGTTTCTGCAAGATTTTCATAATGATCAGATTTAAATTCTTCTTCAGCTTTATCAGTTTCATCTTCATTTACATCGACAGTAATCTTCTTACCTTCATCATCAGTGTATTGCAGTTTCTGTTTATCTAGTTCTACTTCAAGTGCCATGTTATTTTTTAGGGAATCCTTTTTTCATATTTGCATATGCTTTTTTAGATATAGTAGATTTTGATTTAGGTCTACTCTTTCCCATTTTTTTTCTTTTATTTATATTTGCGTATAATCCTTGTTTCATTTTTTTCCTTTTTTAGTTGTACCATCAGAATTTCTATTTTTACTTTTTTTACCTTTAAGTATGTCTCTATCTACTTTAGCAGCTTTACCGCCTGTTAAAGCAGAATTTACTCTTGCCATAGCCCATGCTTGTGATGATACACCTGGACGATGACCTCCTGTTCTGTAAGCAGCAAGACCTCTATTATAAATTTGTCTTATTTTAGAAGTTGATACTCCAGATTTTTTGGCTTTATTTTGTATTGCCTTTGTAACATTACCCATATTTTTTTCTAAACCTTTCATTATGTGGACTTTGTTTTTTACTTCCTTTTAACTTACCTTTTTTATTTAAATCACCTGGTAAAATACCTGAACCTTTAGTATTTTTATTTAATCTTAAAAGAGCAGCTTTTCTTGCTGCTCTTTCTTTACCAGATAAACCGGCAAGATAATCGGACTTTACTTTTCTTTTTCTAGGTTTTGTCATTTGTTTTTCAAACCTTGATCTAGTTAACATTTACTTTTTCTTTTTTTTGATTACGCCTCTTGCTATTAAAATATCTTTTTTAGTAACTTTACCGTCACCTGACATATCTGGAAAAGATTTCTTCTTTTTATTTTTCATTTTTTTCATTGTTTAATACCTCCGGGTTCATACCCTATACATCTATAGAGTAGTATAAAACAAAAAATCACTGGAATAAAGTTAATTATTCCAGTGATTAAACAATCAAAAAGGATCTTATTTTGGGAAATTAGCTTTGTAGTCTTCAAAAGCATCTTTCCAGAACTTTTGAACTTTTAAATTATAATCAGTCCAAAAACTCTTAACTTTACTATAATCTAAATAATCTAATGGGTTAAACATATTTATTCTCCTGTAGTTGTAATATATATAATTACTTTTTTCCACATTTACAGGTCTCATCTTTAAATCTTTTAGCTCTTTGTTTTAATTCATATCTCCATAATTTATATGATAACCATGAATTAAACTTATTTAATAATCTAATTATCATCGACATCTCCATCTTCTTCTAGCTTGTCTCAATCTTGAATTAGGATCTTTTGCAGCTTTAGGAAACATTTTCATTTGACCTGCTGATCGTGCACAATATGATTTTCTTCTATTTGCTGATTTACTTCCTGGCTTAACTTTACCAGTAACAGCTGTTGATAATTTAGAACCAGGATTAGCTCGTCTATATGCCATAACACCTTTACGTGTCATACCTGCACCTGATTTAGTAGGTCTAAAATTTCCAGATTTTACAGAAGTGTTAATTGGATTTTCTCGTCTCATATTCTTCCTTGTCCGTTATATTTTTTTTTATCAAAAGATTTATTAGGACTTTTAGAATGTCTTCCTGGTCTTTTCTTTTTAGTCCTTTTATAAAATAAACCAGTTCCGTATGGATTACTTTTTTTTGCCATTCTTTTTTTTCTTTGGCTTTTTTAAAATACTTCCAGTATCAATAGATTTTTGTAAACGACCTAAACCAGAACCTGAACCCGCTGTCATTTTCATGCTTTTTTAAATGGATTTGGTTTATCTTTATTTTTAAATTTTTCTCTACGTCCTTGAGGATATACATCTTTTTCTAAAGGACCTTTATCTTTAGAGATAGGAACTACTTCAGCAACTTCTTCAACGCCTTCCATACCATAGTCATTATCTTCTCTTGATGAATCTTGATCTTCCATATATCCTTTATCATCAAATTCTTTTTCTTTTGAAATATTTTCAAAATCTATATCTAAAATATTTTTAGTAATT